TGGGAATCCATTAAAAAACATTATCAAGAATTATATGGAAACAAACGGGTATCCAAAAAAAGCTATACATTTAAAGAGTTCTTTAATAAAGAAACAAGAAAAAGCAATACAAGAATTATATAATAATATCGTAGACTTACTTACGCAGACGCCCTTCATCATGCAGAAACGTATTATGATAAAGACTATTACGAAAGACGCAGTAATAATTTGTTTTTTGATGATCGTTGGGACAAGCCTCCACGTGAAAAATATGGCGGCAGTCCCCGTAGCATAAACGAAATATAAAATATTTGTTGTCTTTTAATTATTTCATAGTATATTATATAAAGTGATAAATGTCACAAATACACACAGAAAGGAGGACACACACATGAACAAAAACGCATATGAAATTCGATTAGAAATTCTACGTATGGCAAATGATAATCTTTGGCAAGAATATCAGGCTACAATTGATAGAAACCATCGAACGGCAGAGCTAGCAGGTAGTGAGAATACCACCAATGTATTCGAATCTGCAAATGTTCCAACTCAGGAAAAGATAATTAAACTAGCCGAGGCATTGTATAGTTTTGTAGAACAAACAGATTAATTGTTTATTATAAAACGAAAAGGTCTTTGTTTTTCAACAAAGGCCTTTATTTTTTAATCACCGGAATGCCGATACCTATATCTCATATATTGTGCAAATGTCGGTGGTTTTTCATCATTTTTGTCACCGTATCCATGTGATATAAATTGTTTAATTTTATAATCTTCAGCATCTGTTTTATTGGCAAATGCCGGATTTGAAAATAAAATATCATGTTTAATGGGATTTTTAATTTTCCAATTTCTTTTTAACCTATATTCAACATCTTCTTTTTCTAAGTCTGTTGGTCTTCCCCACCAAAAAACAATATGGCTAATTGGGTCAAATCTCCAACTTTTTGAAGTATTAAAATTTATCGGATCACCACAAAGTCTTGCATAATCGGGCGGAGCATGGCCCCGAGATTTGGGGCCTTTATAAATATATGATTCTATGCTTCCATCGCAATCTTTCGTATGACCATATAATATGTCATAATCATTTCCTATTGCCTTATGATATTGTTGCCTATTCATCTTTTTAATTATTTACTTGATTTGTTTCTAAAAATATCATATAATATTTATATTAATAATGAAATTTAACGACATATTAGTTTTAAATAGAAGTTGGGTCCCAGTGCATATTGTAGACTATAAGCGCTGTATGATATTATTATGTAACGGTGGGGCACAAGGATTAACTCATGACTTTGTTCCATATAATATGGATGGATGGATGGAATATTCTTTAACCCCCCATCCATTTAAAACCTTGCGAACATCAACTCGACTAATCGCATTACCAGAAATAATTGCACTGACTAAATACGACAGATTGCCACGAGGTGATGCAAAGTTTTCAAGAGAAAGTGTATTTTCGCGGGACAAATATTGCTGTGGATATTGTGGCAAAAGCTTTTCTAAAAACGATTTAACAATAGACCATATAATACCCCGTTCTAAAGGTGGTACTACAGTTTGGAACAATGTTATATCTTGTTGTAGACGCTGTAATGCTTATAAATCTGATAAAACATTGCAAGAATGTGGATTAAAATTAAAAAGAAAGCCAAAAGAGCCAAAATGGCTTGATCCAATTATTCATCGCTACAGAAAAAGTAGGGCATGTGAAAGTTGGAAGCACTTCTTACACCGAGTCGATTTGTATAATAATATGGAGTGATTATGGCTTCTTCATTAAGTATATTTTATACAGTAAAATCTTTAAAAGAAGAAATTGCGTTATTGACTCGTGACTTAAAGACAGTTCCAAAAGAAGAAAAGATTAAAATAAAGAAAAAAATTATTCCCCTTAAACGTGAATTAAAGGTACAAACAGAATTTAAACTCAAAAAGAAAAATGAAAAGAAAAAAACAAATACAAAAAAGACAACCCCAAAGAAAAAACAAAAAAAGACCAAATAATGAAAATTGGAATAAATTGTTTACTGATTGTCTTATTGAATTACAAAATCATGGTGTAAAGACCAAGTTTGTAAAAGATAGTAAATTGCTTATTGCAAGTGATGGATCGTTATGTCAAGGGTATTGGGAAGATAGTGATGCAAGATCACCAATATTGATATGTAGCCTTACTGGATCTATAAAAGAATGGGGGCAAATTTTTGTACACGAATTTGCACATTTTCAACAATGGAAAGAAAAATCTGATATTTGGAAAAAGGCCAGAAAATATACGATTAATGATCAGCATAGTGTAATCAATAACAAACCTATATCTAAAAAACGCATATTAAATTACTTAGCAAATAGTATGTTGCTCGAATTAGATGCTGAAAAAAGGGCTGTAAAATTATTCAAAAAATATAATGTACCTATTGATTTAAAAGCATATATTAAAGGAGCCAATCTTTATGTGTTTTTTCAATTATACCTATATCATTATAGGGATTGGAGTAATACTTTTCCGAGTGATATACCCGAATTAATGAAATTAGTAAAACCAACATTTTATAGAAGCTATAATAAAATTCCTAAAGCATTATTTAAAGGATTTCAAAAATACTATCCACCTTGTAAATGTCCTAGGTTATTGTAATTAAATGTATGAATTGGTTTCATAAAAAACCATTTTTATACATATCGTCTATACAAACAGGATTCATGGAAATTCCGAATCAAATTTCCATGAATGTCTATGTATCTGGTTGTATGAAAAGATGCCACAATTGTCATAATCCTTCATTATGGCAATTTAATTCCAGTAATATTTTAGACGAAAACAATTTAGACAATTTTTTTAAAAAACATAACATGGCAAAGTGGATATGTTTTTTGGGCGGCGATGCAATTTATCAACCAAAAGGATTAGAAAAAATATCAGAATTATCAAAGAAATTAAAAAAGAATGTTTGTTTATACACCGGCGTGTATTTTTCTCAGTTAAGTGGGGTAAATATTAGTAACATAGATTTGGTCATAGATGGGCCATATGAAGAACAAAAAGGTACAGTAGATTTACCAACTACTAATCAGCACTGCTATGTGAATGAAAATGGAATATGGCGTGCTATTTTATTCGAGAATTTAAAGGAATACAAATGGGATACGAAATAACACAAGAATTTGATAAAAGATTTGTTAAAAAATTAAATGAATTACAAAAAAAATACGGAACAGAAATACTTGAGGCGGATGGAATAGGTCCTAAATCATTAGATATACAGGCATTTCATAATAAATTTTTTAGTGATACAAAATTAGTTGATGTTACTGTTGATGGTAATAGCAACGTCGATAACAATACGGTTCTTTCATTTGAACAAGAACAGGGTAAGGGGCTGCATCGATTATATGGATATCATTCCTTATGGAAACAAATTGTATCTAATTCCAATGGCAATATTAAACGTGCAAATAAAGCATTAGAAAGTTGTGTCGCGGGTCCACTTAAAGTACATGATTTGCATTTAATAAATAAAAGTTATTGTTATGCATTTTCATTAGATGAAATAGTATTAAAGGGATTACCCTTTATTAATAGAATTAAAATAGGACCCCCTAAACATTTATCTTCATTTATTAATTTGACTATACAATTTATTGCATATGCTAGTAATCAAATTGCGGGTGCAGTGGCATTGCCAGATTTTTTTGTTTATTTTGATTATTTTGCAAGAAAAGATTATGGTGATAGTTATTTAGAAAAAGAAGAGACACAAAAAATTATAAAGCAAGAACTTCAATCTTTAATATGGTCAATGAATTTTGAATTTAGAGCATGTCAAAGTGCATTTACCAATTTAAGTATGTTTGACGAATATTTTATGAAAGATTTATTTGTCAAAACAGTTTACCCTGATAATTCATTTCCCAATTATAATAGCATAAAAAAATTACAAGAATTTTATATGCGTTGGTTTGTTGAAATATCCAAAGAACAAACATTTACATTTCCTATTAATACGGTTAATTTTTATTGTGATAACGGTGAAATTAAAGATCAAAAATTTTTAGATTTGGTATCGGAATTAAATTGCTATAATGGAATATTTAATATTTTCACAGGGCCATTGGGTGTACTTAGTACTTGTTGCAGATTAAGATCTGAATCGGGAAAAGCAGGATATCAAAATTCTTTGGGCGCTGGTGGTGTTAGTATTGGTTCACATCGTGTGGTCACATTGAATCTTGCGAACATTGCATATTCATCTAATAATAATGATGATTTTATAAAAAAATTAGAAAATTACGTTTACCAGGCACATGATCTATTAGATGCACATTATGAAATTATCTTAAACAATATCAAATTAAATAAGTTACCCTTATACTTTTATAGTTTTATGCATTTAACGCGACAATTTTCTACAATTGGATTTATTGCTTTAAATGAATGTTGTGAAATAATGGGCATGGATATAACAACTAATGAAGGCACCGAATTTGCAAAAACCATATTAAACAAAATTAATTCCATAAATGAAACATTATCCAAGAAGGATGGTCGAATAAGAAATTTAGAGCAAATCCCTGGTGAAAGTGCTGCTGTTGCTTTTGCGAAAAAAGATAAATTGATATTTAATAGTCCGTATAAAATATATTCCAATCAATATATTCCATTATGGAAAAATGTAGATATACATGAGAGAATACGTTTACAAGGAATATTTGATAGCATGTGTTCTGGTGGCGCAATTTGTCATTTAAATGTTTCTGATTCTTTAACACCAAATCAAATGAAAACTCTTATAGAAACAGCTACTAGTGAAGGTTGTATATATTATTCAGTAAACATGATGATTTGTCGTTGTAAAACCTGTGGTAAACTTTATATAGGTAAATTTGAAAAATCTCTTTGTCATGATGCTCCTATGACTTATTACACACGCGTAGTAGGATTTTTAACACCTGTTGATAGTTGGATTGAAGCAAGAAGGGAAGAATATAACGCTCGTCAATTTTATACTAAAGATACTTTTTAATTTGCAAAAAGACATAAATAATAATAGGAGATTATATTATGTGTAAAAAGTTTATAAATTGGATTAAATGTAAAATTTTTGGTAAGTGTGGGGGATCAACAATACCTACTTGGGATCAATGTGATAAAGCCTCTTGTTGGGACGGTAATAATGCTCAAAAACGTATGATGAATATGTTAAGTCCTAAAATGTCTGATACTAAATTTAATGAATATTTAAATTGGATGAAGAGTAGAGGTTGTAATACAGCACATGTATTTACAAGCAATGAAGGTGATGGCGAACATGCCGGTTATTGTATTTACGGTAATGACTGGGATTGGTCTATTGATCCAAATTATGTTAATTTAATGAAAAATCGGATTAATATTTTAAGAAAGAATGGTTTCGGTATTGTACTTTGGTTATTTGCCGACGATAGCAGTGCATGGAATTCAATTGCTAAAAAGAATTTTCCACAATATCTGAATGATCTTAAAAAACAAGGATTTATAGATTATGCTTCTACAATTGTTGTGGGATTAGAAATGGATGAATATTATAACATGTCTGATGCAACTAAATTGATAAATGCAACTCGTGCAGTATATTCAGGAAAAATTGGTGTACATCATAAACCGGATGTCATAAAATTTATTCCATTAGCTTGTATATTGTTCTATCAAGTTCGCCCTGGAACTAGTATTAGTAAAATTAAGAACGATGTAGCTTCTATTAAAAAGAAAACAGGTAAACCTATAAATATGTTCGAAATGGAACGCCATCCTGACAGAGCGCGTTGTGAGGCTGCAATTCAAGCAGGTGCATTTGGGGTAGGAAACTGGTAATGAAAAAAATATGGGGTTGGATATTACGTTTATTTGGTAAAAAAATAAATTCGTTTAAACGTTTTGCTGATCCTAATAAACCTTTTATGGGATATATGACCGTAAACAATTGGTCAGGAAAAAATCCCGGTAAAACATTAGATGCATTGGTTAAAAATAATATTCAATGTGCACCATTTGAATTTTTTGAAAGTCCATTAGCATATGCAGATCCCAATGTTCAAATGAGATTGAATAAGTTTGAAAAATGGATAGAAGAAGCACATAAAAGAAAAGTAATTTTATATGTTACATTATATAATTGTAATTTAGGACATTCTAAAACAGGACACCCTGAAATTACCGGCCCTAAATGTGATAAACAAATTATGACAGCTGCACAAAAATTTGCAGAATGGATGCAAAAATATGCTTTTATTTATTTGACGCCATGTGGTGAAGGTGGTATACAAACCAAATTTGCAAGTTATGATAAAAAAATTCAAAACTGGTGTAAAGCTAATATGCCATTAAAACAATTAGTTAATAATTGGGGTGCAAGGCCTACAGGAACCGACGGAATGGGCCATTTTTGTCAACATCCTTCAAACTGTGGAGCTACTATGACCAAAGGCGCCTGGATAATGTCTGATAACGGTTCATTTATTAGAGAATTAAAAAGTTATATATCAATATACAATTGTGCAAAAAAATTAAAATCAAAGAATTATACATTTATAATGTATGATTTTCCAGAAAATGCACCATTAAACGATGAATATATGAAAGCATTTAATGATGCTCAAAAATAAGGAGATAAAACATGTTAAAGAAAATTATAAATTGGTTAAAAAAATTATTTAAAGGACATAAATACCCAACACCATCTGAATTTCCAAAGGATTTGATTTGGCTGGGAGTAGATGTTAGTGGTTGGAAAATTACAGCCAAATGTCCTTGTACTGTAAAGGGAAATACTATTGTGCTAGATAGTGATAAGAAAAGTGTTTGGCCAAAAGCCGGTGGTATTGATGGTGGTGTAACTAATGCCAATGCATGGATAGTACTTAACTATAAAGGTCAAAATTACGCCGCTACATGGGAATGGATGGCTTTTGGAAAAAATACCAAAAAATTAACAGGAAAACTGGGCAGCTATATTAAAAGAAGTTCAGTTATCCCATATAGTTGGCATCCAAAAAGTGGAGAAAAAATTGGCCTATTTGTAAGCGGTCTATGTCGTGATAAAACACGTAACGTATCAGAACGTAGTCATGTATGTTGGGTAACATGGCCATAATATAGTGCATTTATTTATTATTAAATAAATAACTATATGAGAATATTCAGGCCTGACCCTAAATTAGTTGATTGTTTTGTTAATATTAAATCAACTAGAAACATTGTGACTAGTGATTTTTTTGATCACGTTAAACATGAAGAATGGTATAATAATCACCGTGCATTTGTACTTAAAGATTTATTACCATCATTAAAACCCCCTAAACATGTATGGAAAATAGTAGCTGAGGGGTATTTAACAGATGTCGATTTCGATAAGGCCCATATGTTAGATGCAAACACATATGCGGGTGCAGTATTTCCAGATCGCAAATATGCCTTTGAACAAGTACTTTGTGATGGTTCAACATTAGTTCCAGATGTTGCATATAAATGGGGCCGAATAAAAGATCCATGGGCAGTGGGGCATGATTTATTATTTTTACTTAATTCATACAAACTACCAGATATATATGGAAAGAAATGGACACTTAATCAAGCCAATTCAATGTATCGTAATGGATGGTATTCACAACATTCATATATAATAGGTTCTGTTTGGTGGCTTGGTTTAGCATTGGGATCTTGGGTCGTCTGGAACTCAAAAGAAATTTGCAAGCCAGAATGCAAACGTTTCATTGACAATAATATACCTCTTTGTAATAAATGTAGAAGGGATTTTCTTTTAGACAAATATGATGCTAGTAAGCATTGTTCTATGTGTAATAAATATTGGGAAGATGGAGTAAAATAAATGAGCAAAGGAAGTAAACCAAGACCAATTGCCAATAAAGAAGAATTTTTGGAAAATTGGGATAAAATTTTCAGAACAAAAAAACTGAAAAAATCTAAAAAAAGTGTTGAACAATCAAAAAAGAATAGTTATAATCCATTTAGTTTTTTGAAATACTAAATATATAAGGGGCTGACAGGTTTCGACGTATTAAGGAGAAACTGATCTGCACGTAGTGGAAGATTGCTTGGCCACTTAAAAATGCAATCATAAGATAAACGACGAAGATACATTCGCGTTGGCAGCATAATGCCGGAGTTTAGCAAGGCGCCCTAGTAGCGAAAACTCCTCAGGACAAGGGTGAGTATAAACATACTCTATAATGTTTTGACAATTAAGGAAAGACTTAATGACGACAACCAAAGGCTGTAAGTGATTTGCAAATTCAGCTTAATAAATTTGCTAAACGTGTAAATGAGGATTATTTTCAACTTCTTGCGGACTCCGGTTCAAATCCGGACAGCTCCACCAATTTTAATCAAAATTACTTATTTAAGATAAATAATTAAGGAGATAGTTATGAAATTTAATAATATATTTAATAAATTAACAGATGAATTAGATGGCAAAAAATTAGAACTTCAAAAAATCATAGAAGATATGGATATTGAAAACGATTTTGAGTCTCGTCCTGATACAAATATAGATACTAATGTAGATGATATCATAGATGATAATGAAAGTCTTAGAAAAATTTTAGTTGGTTTATATGGTAATTATAGACGCAATTTTGGACCTAATATGAAAATTCATAAACAAAGCATAGAACGCGTTATTGAAGATTTAAATATACCAATGAACGATGAAATTATGAAAACCGCCATAGATTTATTTGAAAACAAGTCTATTAATGATTTAAATGATATTATTGATTCAATTGGTGGTCTTACAGATGAAGAACAAGAGGAAGCTGATTATTATAGAGGAAAACTTGAAATATATTATATTGCGTCCGAAGGTAATCGTTGGGAAAAAACATTAAGTAATGAAGATATTAGTGAAGCCCTTCATCGTGCTAAAATTCCAGAAGGTAGCGAAATAGCTGAAAGATTATTTGCTGAATTTGAAGGCAAAAGGTATATAGATTTAGATGATTTTGGTATGCATCGCGGTATAGGTAGTCCTTCAAATGCTAGAAGAAAAGCTCGTGAAGAAAGTGAACGTCCATGGAACCATACTGAATGGGGCGATCGTCCATCCGGGTGGAATAAACGTACTGGCAGATATATTCCAGGAGATGATGATTATCGTCGTGAAAGACATATGAGAAAAACAGGTTGGAGATAAATTAAGTTAAAATGATTACCATTCACCAAGTTCGAAAACCTGGTCGAATTAGTATTATGGCTGTTGATTCTGACAAAAAAGGTCAAAAAATTGTTGGTTACGCTAAAATTTGGACTGGGGTGGATAAACAATATGATTGGCTTGTAGCATATTACATACGTCCTCAATATCGTGGAAAGGGTTTAGCACGTCAATTAATGGATCGTGTAAAATCAGCCACTGATAAAGATATTGCCCTTCGTGTAAACCCCTATAAAGATCATGAAGGTAATGACCCGACAGAATTAACACAAAAATATATGCATTTTGGATTCAAGAAACTTCCCAATCAATCACAAAGAAATATGTATTACATAAAAAATAATTCTAATATAAAGAATTAACGGCCGCGCCTATTGCGATTTCTTCGTTGTGCAGATATATCTATTCTGGGTCTATTAGCTAATCTGTCTTTAAGACTCATTGATTGTACTTGTTCGTTTTCATCATTGGTTTTTTCTACACCAGTAATTAAATCAAGTATATCATCTGCTTCTTTAGCTGAATTGAAGAATACTACCCGTCTTTCTATTAAATTTCGTTGTCTATTTGGTGAAATAAACGTATATTTTAAATGTTTTAATTTATTGTCTTCGTATATAGGTTTAATGGTATATATTTTATATTCTTTGTCTAGGTCTAATTTTTCAATAGGGCTTTTTATAAAACCTTTCTTTTTATTTTTATCCCATATTGTTCCAGTACTGGAATTACTATTTATAGTAAATTTAAAGCCCGGTATATATTTCATATTTTAATTAATCCTTTCAAATCCTTTTGATACGTTTTCTTGTTCAAATTGTCGTTCAATATTACGTGCATATATATCACATGTAGATTCAATAAATTTACTAATTGCTGAAGGCTTAATATCTATTTTATTAAAATCCATTTTTCGATCTACACTTTTTTCATAAATAAGTTCCACTGCATCCATTAGTGCCTGCCAACGAGCTGCTTCAAATACGGACATATTATCAATCATTTTTGCTGCAGCCATAGAACCAATTTGTTTATTTTTCATTTATTTCTCCTATACTTATATCATATGACCCTATAAAAGGAACTTTTTTTATTGTTATTGAATGTATTTTATTATCCATTATATTTATAATAAAGTCAACAACATTATATTGGGATAATATTTTTTTAACATCATAATAATATGCTTCCCGACATTCTCTATATTGAATCCCATTTTCATATAATAATTTGGTTCTATTATGTAATAATATTGAAAGTTCTTTATATTGTTGAGTTTGACTTATAGACAATTCTTCATTTTTCTTTTGTAAATCATACTTATTTACAATTAATCTTTTTGCTATTTTATATTTGCAATTTCGACAAATATAATTTTTTTTCAATAAATCACGATTATTGTTATATTTTTCAATTAAGATTTTTTTATATCGTTGAGGTCGTGTTTGCTTCTTTTTGCCACATTTACTGCAAATAAAATATTTCATTATTTTATCTCTTTGACTGAATTAACATATATGTTTATAAATCCATGCAATCCAGCTAAAATGGCCATTGTGGCTTCATATTGGTCTTTATTCGGTTCTGATAACACCTTATTTACTAATATTTCAAGGATATTTTCTAATGCAGTATATATAGGTTTATAGTCATTAGATGTAACACCAATTTCATTTGATATAAGTTGTTTCAATGCATTAACAAAACCATTTAACATCATATGTAATGTAATTTTATTGCTTTTTGTGAATCCAATATTGGCGCCATAATCATATGCTTTTAATGATTGAATATTTGATAACCAAACACGTCTAATCATATTTTCAAGTTCACTACGAGAAGGCATAAAATTTGGCAAAGTTGTCTCAGTAGGGTTAATATTAGCAGTATTTGGCACTTCTTTAAAATGAGATAGTGTTGAATTATCTATATTTTTAGGTGAAGGTATCATTATTTGAATTCTATCGGTTCGTTTAAATTTTTAACTATTGGTTCAAATAGTTCATTTGGCTGCATTTCTAAAGGTTCACTTTTTTGGGCAGTTGAAAATTCCATTAAAACCACATTTTTTCCATTACATGTTTTACAGGTAAAATCATTGCCCCTATCAAGTAATATATTAACAATATTTTCGGATTTACAATATGCACAATTCAATAATATTCTTTGTGTATTTGCAATTTTTTCTATATTTATATTATAGTTATATTCTGCGATTTGTTGTTTATTAATTAAATAGGTATTCCAAAAATAAAAACCAACTAATTGTAATATAAATCCTAACACTGTCCCTGCAATAAATCCTTTTAGATTTTGTGTTATTAACATAACAACAGCACCTAAAAGTAAAGATACTAAAGTAGTTATAATTAATGAACGCAATATTAGTAAAATATTATTTTTCATTTTTTTCCTCAAGTAACTGATTTTTTGCTATATTGTTTTTGCGCGGAAAAATATTTTCATCTTTTACTATATTACTAATATCCGGTATATCTAAAATGCTTTGAATTAATGATTTAATTAATTGATTCCGTGCTGGGGCATTTTCTGAACCTTTACTGCATATTGCCACTGCTTCAGATCTAGATAGACTTATTTTTGATAGTGTACCTAAACTACCCAATTTAAATGTATTAATATCCATATAATTATTAACTCTCAAATGATATAAAGTCAACCGCTTTATACTTCGTCTAAATTGATATCTTCTATGTGTTTTCCTACATTAATAATTCGGTTTAAGCAAATAGATATAGTTCTTTTCATTTTCATTAATTTTGCCAATTTAGTCGGAGAAAGAGAAACATTATTTGTAATAGCCTCCTTTAATTGTTTCTCTACATTTTCGATATATCTAATACTATGAATTAAATCATGAAATATATTATCTAATGGAAATGGGAGTAAAGGTGGGGCTTTAGAAGTTAATTTTTCTATTTTGTTTATATCATTTATATTATAACCCGTGTGTCCACGAATAGAACTTCTTAAACCTGTTCCATCTCCAGGGGACATAGTGCTAATGGAATGTGATGCAGTTCTTGAAGAAAGTGCAGTCGCATATCCTTGTGAGCTTTGAGGCATACCAGACATTGTGGTAAAGCTTTCCTTCAATGCCTGTTTATATGACTTCAATTTTATATTTTTAGTCTTCCTCTTTTTCTTCATTTACTACTTTTTCGTCTACGCGTACTAAAGAACCACAACGGGGACATACCCATCTGCATTCAAAAATAGTTTGATTTTTATAAGTATTTGTTGATTCTTGTCCGTATATGGGCCCATAACCACACATATTACAACCGATAGGTTTATTTTCAATAAATTCTGACATAATTACTCTCCTATTAATTATTTATCCAATAGTTCAAAAATGTTAGGGTTTTTATTAAAGGTGAAAAGTGCTTCCCATTCTGATATATTTCTTTTAATATCATATAGTCCATATTCTTCACATAATTCTTTGAACTTATTAAAATCAGGATTAATATCCTTTGACTCATTAAATTGTTTATGGTAATGTTCAATTTCGCCTTGTTCTACTTTATAACCGCCTTTTAAGTTCATTATTGCGATATTTTTTTCATATATATGGTAATATTCTTTAGATAAATTAAGCGCCTTTAAGTTCCCGTTATTTTCTGCCAATTGAATGGCTAGCCGTTTTCCTCTTACTTTACCATATCCGGGGAAACCTGGAATATTATCTGAAGGATCACCAATAACCGCCTTATAATATAAAAATGCGTTCATTGGAATACCTATTTTATCCTCAAAATTTTTAATATTAATTAAAAGTTTTTTATTGGGCAAATAAAGGGATGTATTGGCATCCACTAATTGTAAAAAATCTTTATCTAAGCTAATAATAATATTTGGAGAAATTTCATTGCAAAGCCATCCAATAACATCATCCCCCTCTAATACGTAGGGATATAAATTAGGAATACCTAATGACGTAATTAATTCCTCCACTTTTTCAGCTTGATCAAATATATCTTCTGCAGATGAATAATCTCGATTACCTTTATATGTGCCTTCTAATAATAATTTTCTAAAATTAGTACTAGGGTGTTTTATCTTTCTATCCCACACAATATACATATTATTGGGCAAGAATTTTTCTACATAAGACCTTAATGCCTTTAAAAAGATATGTACACAATATCCTTTAAGATCAGAAGTATCTTTATTTAATTTTTTACTACTTTTGGCTACCCAATATGTCCGATGTAGTAAATTGCTCCCGTCTATTATAATATTCATTTGTAGCTTCAACTTGTTGATTTAATTCTTTTAATTCTTTAATTTTAACTTGTTTTAATAATTCATTATAAGCGAATTTTTTGATTTTTTCAACTTTATCTAGAATTTTCATTTTTAATCCTAATTTAACATCGTCTTCTTTTATATATCTAACATATATATCTGGTAAAACAATCGTTTTATAGGAACCATTTTCGGGTTGATCACTAGTAAATACTAAAAAATCACCACCATATACACCAGCGGTAATTGCATACATTTCTCGCTTACGTACTTTCATTTATAATATAATACTATGAATTGAATAAAAATTCAACAAAGATTTTAGTATTATAAATTAATAGCTACCATATATATCAGGGTTGTTTCCAGGATATTTCCCATAATCCCAAATTTTTTCGTCTGATTCATCTTCTACGTTTTGATCATATCTCTTGGGTGGTGAAGGGTTTTGATGAGGATCTGGATTATCTGGTCCTTGGGGCTGCAATCCTATTATATCTTTTTCATCAGATACTATTTGATTACCACATTCAGGAGAAATGCCAGGCTCATAACTATAATCAAATCTGCGGCAATATAATATCCAAACATAATGCCCCATTAACGGGTTATACCCTCCTGAAATATTTTCTGATCTTCGTTGTGTGACTTCAAATAAATACGGACAACGTCTAATTTTGCCCCAATTTAATTGATCACAATAAGGGTTTCCACAACTATATCCAGATGGACTTATTACAATTGTACTTGCAGGAATACTAGATGTACTAGTTGCATTAGTAAAAATTGTTTCACATATTTGATCTTGTGTTAATGGATATGCTGATGCTTCTTGTGCATATGGATCACCACATGCACCTGGACTATCACATCCAAATTCTGTTAATCGTATAAGATCTCCCGATTTAGGTTCTGCTTCAGGGCCAAATTTAGCTGCATATAGTGACCTAGGAATAATTGCTGTAAAATCTGCATTCGTTTGTATTCCAAATTTTGTTAGTAATACTGTATCACTCTCCATTATACCCAACACATTTAAATATGTTGGACCTGAAAATGCAGCTGTAGGTTCTTCACCATATAAATAATCGTGTCCAGATAAGGTATAACCATGAACATAATATTCTGTTCCAGTACCATATAAACTAACAAGTTCATTCCACCACATATGTATCATTGCTTTAGGCCCAATAAGATTCTTTTTGCTGGTAAATCTAAATGGACTATCGCCTTGTTCAGCATTTATTTTTCCGTTAACATTGATACATTTTGACATATAATTTACCTGTTGTATTTTTGTTTTCTTTGTTTTATTAAAAAGTATTTATTTCTGCCTTTACGCCATAATAATATTCCGGTACTACCCAAATATTTTGTAGGATATGCATCATTGGGTATAAAAAACTTATATTTTTTTGCTATATCAATTACTTGAGCTTTTGATACTCGCCAAATGCCCCGATTAGCCTGTTTTATTCCTTTTAAAAAATTATCAATACCACCTGGATTTGGAACATTCATTAGTTTTTTATAATTGGGTATTAAATTTAAATGTTTTCTATTAACACCACGAGTCGATTTAAATCTTTTATCTTTACTTAAATCTTTAGGATAAACTCTAATTTTTATATCTCTTACCTTTTCTAAGATATATTCGTTAAAAGATTTTATTTCTGCCATAACTGACTCCCTAATTTCTGGATGTATGGTACATCTTTAATATCTAATTTTTGTTTTTCATCTAAAAAGTCTTTTAATTTTTCAATAAATTTGGTATAATGGTATTTACCGTAAAGTTTATATATTACATTTTCTGGTAACCAGTTATGGCTTGAATATTTTGATAATTCATCTTGTGTTAAATCTCGTTCAAATGCCAATTTTCTTAGATATGACATTTCAGAGTGGGAATTACTTAAATTAATAATGTCATCTTCAATTTCTTTTAATTTCTTTTCAATTAACGATTTCAATTTTTTGATTTTAGATGTGGGCATTGCTCTATATGAATTTAAGTCTATAATGTCTCTACGTAATTCCCCTGTTAATAAATCAACATTTGATATGGCTGATTCAAACATAGATGCGTAATTTTCTATATCATGATCATCGTTTTTTTCTTTTTTTATCCATTTTTCATTTTTGATATCATATGCAGCATCCGTTTTATCTAAATCATATTGATGTTGCATAAGCCTATAATTTATTTTATGTGTTGTTCCTGTTGCCAATTTACCATTAACGACTTTTGCTACTCTAATTAACTCATTATTAGTAACTTGACCATTTGCTGAAGGCTCTAATTCGACACAAACGTCGATATCTGAATTTGGATTATATCGTTTAGTTAAAATGCTGCCAATTATATAATAATTATCTACAGGATAAACATTAGAAATTCTTTCAATATCTCTCATAATTTGTTTTTTAATTGCAGATTGTAATACTGGGGGAGAATCTTCAGGAAACGAGAAGACCGTTGGGTCCAAAGAGTTTTTAGGAATATCAACAACACTTTCTGATAAGTACTGTTTAAATGTAATAAATGTATTATTCATATAATTATTTACCAAAAATGAACAAAATAAAAGGGTGTAATAAATGTACACCCCTTCATTTTAATTTTATAATTTAAATCAGGTTATTGTGTATAAATGTCTTTGCCGGTTTTAATACGTGAAGCAGAAACCTTTATTTTACCTTTACCTGTCAATGATTTTCCATTTTTTGTAAATGGACGAGGTTCGGGACTATTGGTAATTTTACCTATATTTCCACGACCTGATGCGGCTTTGCTTAATTTACCACGAACTTTAATACTACCTTTGCCCATTAAGCGTTTTCCACCACTATCACTTAATTGACGAGGTTCTGGTTGCGAAACCGCTTCTCTTAAACCATCATCTATATCCTCGCCTTCGCCGAGATCATCTTCGCCATCATCTTCAAAATCATCAACAACATCATCTTCAGTTTCACCGCGGATAGCAGAAATAACCGAATCTAGATCGTCTTTAATCATTTCTAAACGTGTGGCAACATCAACTTCTTCACCGATGTCTTCATCGCCTTCAGCGTCATCAACTTCGAAGTCGTCTCCGCCTTCTAGTTCGTCATCAAGCATTTCGTCTTGTTCATTAATTGTGCTTTTGAACAATGAATCAAATGAACTTTTTGGTATCATATTATTTACTCCTTCTTTAACATTATCTTTTTTCATATTTTTAGGACTCGCCTTCTCATAATTTGCACTTGGACCTTCTACTGGATCATCAATTTTAGCCGCATTAACTGCTGCTTCTGCACCCGATTTATCATTAGGGATTTTAACATCACCTATGTTCATTTTTCCTTTAGAAGCGACGATTTGTTTATCGCGTTTTATTTGTTCCGCTAATAAATATGCTAAATTATTAATATATTGTTCTTGTTCCATTAGTAAAACTCCAGTTCTATATCTTTACAATTATTTACCCTAATTTGCTGCATTTTCTATATAATTATCTTTTTTTATGTGAACAACCAGTGGCTAAAGCGCACTGGCTTCAGTTTAGAGCTTTAAGGCGCTCAAGGTGGATTCACTGCCACAGATTAACCTCTTCAGGGTACCGAAACGTTCAGTTTTATATCTTCTAGGCTTTCACCTCATCCATATACCGAAAGATATATGTTGTTTATACCTATAATTATTTATGCTAACCAGCTAAATTTTCTTGCTTTTTAGCAAATTAATTTAATATAAACAGTAAATATTTACATGAATGATAATAAAGATGTAGGTTTTGGACCGCAAAATGTATTTTATAGGGGTAATAAGTCATTGCCAACTTCTGATGTTCAATTTGAATGGACACCAGAAATGATAAAAGAAATTGATAAATGTTCAAAAAATCTTTTACATTTTGGTACTCACTATTTTTGGGCAGTAACTGTAGAAGATGGTAAACGACAATTACAATTATATAAGCCACAAAAAGAATTACTTAAACTTTTAGCCAAGGAACGGTTTGTTATTACTGTGGCAAGTAGGCAAGTTGGTAAAAGTACAGCAATGTCAATTTTCGCCTTATGGATGACATGTTTTTCGGATGACAAACGAGTATTAATCGTTGCTAACCGCGAAGACACAGCAATAGAATTACTCAGGCGCATTAAATTCGCATATGAAATGTTACCTAATTGGTTAAAACCTGGGGTAGAGACCTGGGGACAAACGTCTGTTTATTTTTCTAATGGAAGCAGTATCGAAATTAGTGCAACTTCTAGTACGGCTGCACGTGGTAAATCTATTAACTGTGTAGACGGTAAAACCATGGTAACAATAAGAAACAAAAAAACCGGTGAAGTACTTAATATTAACATGGAAACGCTCGCATCGTTATTAAAAACTAATGAAACCATTAAAAACACAATGATGGTAAATTAATACATTATTTTCGACGATTTGTCGCATGTATTTGAATAAATAATTATATGAAAACGTATCCTAATGATCCTTTAATTAATAGAAAATACAACTATTTATATAAAACTACTAATAAAATTAATGGTAAAATATATATGGGTGTACATAGAACAGATAATCTTAACGATGGATATTTAGGTTCCGGTATATTATTGAAAAGGGCTATAGACAAATATGGAATTGAAAATTTTAGTAAAGACATAATAGAATTTTTTGATACATATAAAGATGCATTAAATGCTGAGAAAAAAATCGTAAATGAAAAATTTATAGAAAGAGATGATGTATATAATTGTAAAGAGGGTGGATTTGGTAATTGTAAATGGTCTAGTAAACAATTAAAAAGGTTATCAATTGCTGCAAAAAAAAGATGGGAAAATATTGATTATAAAATAAAAATGAAAGAAAAATGCTATGATAACCCTGAAAGAAATTTAAAAATATCGAAGGCAGTTAAAACCTGGATTAAAAATAATAAAAATAAACATAAAAACCGAATGCTAAAAATAAATACAAATCCTGAAAAAATAAAAAAAACAGCGTTTACACATACTGGAATGAAACGTTCTGAAGCGACTAAAAATAATATAAAAAATGGTATTATAGAAAGTATGAAAAAAGACCCTAATAAAAGACTGAGAAGATCTGGAAAAGGGATGATATATATTTACAACGCAGAAACTAATGTATCCAAACGGATAAACAAAGATGACCATATTCCTAGGGGATGGGTTCGCGGTGTTGGGGGAAAAAATAGAAATTCGAAGTGGAAAATATAATATGGCGGATTTAACTAATTATAAAATTTATAAAAATAATGATTTTGAAATATTAACTGATGATGGGTATAAAGATTTTGAAGGTTTAATTGTCGGTGAAAATAGTGACAAAATCGAATTAACATTTGAAAAAAATTTGAATATAATATGTACACCTAAACATAAAATTCTAATAGACAAATATACATATAAATATGCAAATGAATTAGCTGTTGGGGATTATATATGGAACAAATTAAAATTATTACACATAAAACATATAAAAAATGATGACCCCGTATATGAATTTCTTCACATAAAAGACAATCACAAATATTTTGCTAATGGCATTTTATGTAGGCAATGCCTTATAATTGACGAAATGGCTCATATTCCAGATTTTATTATGGAAGAATTCTGGGAATCTGTTATTCCTATTATTTCCTCTGGCAAAACTACCAAAATATTTGCAGTTAGTACGCCAAAGGGAACAGGTAATTTATTTTATAAGACATATTCTGCAGCTGAGCGCGGCGAATTAAAAATGTGGAAAGCATTTCGTATAGATTGGTGGGAAATTCCCGGCAGAGATGAAAAATGGAAAGCCACCATGCAAGAAATTATGATCAAACAAAATAAATCTTTTGCACAGGAGTTTGAAAATAGTTTTATTGATGATGGTGAAACCGCAACAGATACTGAAGTTTTGGAAAAAATGAAAAATACTTCACGAAATCCAAAATATATATATGAAGACGGAAATTATAAAGTTTGGTTAGATCCTAATCCAAATAATATATATACTATAGGTGTTGATGTTTCTGAGGGTATTGGTGGCGCTGCTAGTGTAGCAACAGTATTTGATATAACCAATTTAACTGATATTAAACAAGCAGCTGTATTTCACAATTCAACAATTGAACCTTATCATTTTGCAGAATTTTTAAATAAAATGGGACATCAATGGGGAACACCACCATTACTTATAGAACGCAACGGGCCTGGTGGACAGGTTATTGATGCATTAAAAGAAATACATAAATATCCTAATATTGTAAGTTATGCCTCTGAAAATCAAAATACTAAAGGACGATTGGGTGTATATTCACATACAAATTCAAAAAATAAAGGTGTTACTAATATGAGATATTGGGTTAATTCATTACAAGTAGTTGATATATATGATTTAGCTACTATTCAAGAATTAGAAACATTTGTTAGATATCCAAATGGAACATGGAAGAAAAAACCAGGCAATTACTTATATGACGATAGAGTTCATGCAATGATTTGGGCCCTATTTATATTACATGAAGAATTAGTTCATGAGTATTTTGAAGTATTAGAATATGATTCACGTGGTAAACCATTAAAAATTAAAAAAATCTTAGATTCATTAGATGGGGATTATGAATTAGATCCATATTATAGTGATAATGATTCCCCAATGCCGGCTTATTTTAATTATTCTAAAAACTCCGGAGTAGATGAATTAGAATCTGAAGGATGGAAAATTTGGACTGAAACACGTTGGGGTGGGGACTTTTTTGATACTTAATGAATAAATAATTATCATGAGTGACTTAATTCCAACTACTATTGTAGAACAAGCAGTTCTAAACAAATCTCGTAAAGATAAGTTTATAATGATTTTTAATATACCTAAAGTCATGAAAACTATTATATCAAAAGACGTAAGACGTGATAGGTTTGCAAATTTAGATTCTGTGCAATTTTCTTTATATAATTGTCCTGCACCTGCAATAAAATCAGATTCCATTGATGTGCCATATGCGGGGCAAGTATATAATACATCTTCTTATTCAAGACCAAAATATGAACCTATAACAATTAATTTTGCTGTAGATAATGAATATAATAACTATTGGCTATTTTGGAAATGGCTGAGTATTTTAAATCATCCAAGGGATAGTTTATATGGTGGCCCTAAGGCAACTGGACTTAAAGATCCTAAAGAAAAATATGATTTTGTAACCGATATACATGTTATTGGTATGGATGAATATAATAACCATAAAATACGGTTTGATTTTTTCAGTTGTTTAATTACTTCCTTAGGAAAAATTGAATATAATGTAAGAGATCCTGAAGAAATAGATTGTACGTGTGAAATGGTATTTAATCAATTAGATGTAACATTGCTTGATGTTGAAAGATAATTTCATATAAATAACAAAAAGAATACATAAATAAGGTAAATAATTACAGAATTTAATTAAAGGAGTATTAATATGGCATTAGCATTTAATAGAACAATTGAAAGCCCAGGCGTAGAGATTCGTGAACTTGATTATTCTCTATATACACGCAATCTTGTTGGGACAAATGTAATGGCAATGGGATTTGCAAAACAAGGTCCTATTGATGAATTAATCAACGTGACATCTATGTCTGAATTTGAAATGATTTATGGCCGTCCTACAAACGCGGCAGAGCGTTATTTTTATCACACAGCAAAAGAAATAATGTTAAAAAATGGAAATTTAGTTGCTACTAGACTTCCGTATGGTAAAAAAGACGGTGAGGGATATGGTTCGGAATATAGTGTATTAGCATATCCCGCAACATTATATACAAATAAATATGCTAATTTTTCTGTAACATATACCGCTGTTAGTACTTTTGATTCTAATGATGCTGACCTTGCAACATATTATAATGCTAGCGCAGGATCCTCATATTTTAATAGCTTTACGGCTAGTGCTATTACAGGAGTATCGTCTATGGGGGGTGTAACAGGAAATTACACTGGTTTAACTGCGGGTGATGTTTATAATGCATATTTATCTGGAGGAACAATAGAATGGGAGAATATACAGTTTGATTTAACAGTTAAATCATATACAGTTTCTGCAGAATCTTCAACTGAAGCCAATAAAACTGACGTATACAAAACATTAAAAATGTCTGGTATTGCTTGGGGTGATGAACAATATACTGATGCTATTGCGGGGACAAGTGGAATAGACGTTCAAACTGTAAAATTAGGTACACCAAAACAAATAATAATTGATGAAAAAGATTATCAGAATTTGATCCATGGTAACTTTATGTGGGCAAATACATTAACCGATCTTGTTTCTAGTTCAAATAAGTTTACTGATCTTGATTCATTAAGCGGCGCGGCATTAATTGTTTTAAATAAAGTTCGCAGTACAACAAATGAAATTGCTGAAGGATCCTATATTATTATGGGTACTAATAAAACAATTGGATATGGTACTGATTATGATACAGTGCATAGTTTCCAAACATTAACTAATGACAATTCTGCGTGTACTTGGTCAATGGTTAAACCAACATCCCTTAATTTTGAATTAACGGGTCAATATAGAATGAGTTCTGGTACAACATCAGAAATCATTGAATCTATTCCAAGTTGGGATATTACACCATCTAAATACAATGATACTATTGTATTGGCTGTAATGAAATTAAGAAAATCTATTTATAATAATAGTGGAATTCAACAAATAGTATTAGATCAAGTATTAACAGAATCTTATGTTGGTAGCTTAAATGCAAATAGACAAGAAGTTCCACCTAGGGGAACCACGCCTGAATCATTCTTTATTGAAGATGTGGTAAATTCATCTTCTAATACAATTCAAGTAGTAGTAAATCCGCTTATTTCCCAAGGAATTAATTGGAATAACGGAAAAGCACCAAATCCGAAAAATAAAGTTGACACTGTTGAAGTTACAAAAGATGTAGTTATCGACAATGACAGCATGTCGGGATTTGCAATTGGTCCTTATGTTCCTGTATATTCAAAGAATCAAGCGAAAATAATTGGAAACTTGTGGGGTAAAATTGAAAGAGCATTAAGACTAGCAGAAAATATTGATTATGTACCTTTAGATATTCTTGTTGAAGGTGGTTTAGGTACCATTAGTGTATTTAATGCAGTTGCAAATGAAATAAAAAATACTTCTACCGGAAAAAATTCAGGATATCATAAATTGTATAAAAATTGGGACGGTGGATATTATGAGGACATTTACTTACCTGGTATTTTAGAAGGAAATGTGGTTGATCCTGGTCAATATTTGCCAGATGATACCAATTATAGATATGAAAAACCCGATAAAGCAAATCCTAATATAAACGATTCTGACGGTATTACAAAACCTCTTATGGCGGCAGAATATGGTCCAAACCAAACAGGTGGGCGTGATAGCTTTATAGCTAATGAATACCAAGCGGTATTTGAAATATTCAGAGAATTTGTAGAATTCACACGGAGACCTGGAACCTTATTTATTGCCGATCCAGTAAGACATATTTTTGTACAAGGTAACAAACTTGTATCAGAATGTCGTGTGTGGGATGACGAAGACGGGGAAATGGTAAATGTAAACTTCCCACAACATATATATTGGCCATTAAAGAATCTATATGCAGAAACAAGTACTAGTTATGCATGTACATATGCTAACTGGGTTAAAGTTGCAGATACGGAATCTTCGGAATTTCATTGGATGCCGTTTTCTGGATTTGCTGCAGGAATTATGTGTGATGTGGATCGTACATATTTCCCATGGTTTGCTCCTGCGGGATTAAATCGCGGAAGAATTGGCGGAATTGTAGAAATCGGATATAACACAACTCAAAAACAACGTGACCTATTGTATAGAAGTTCAATCAACCCTGTTGTATTCTTCCCTCAAGATGGATTCGTTGTTTGGGGCCAAAAGACGCTATTGAAGACTCCAAGTGCATTTGATCGCATTAATGTGCGTAGATTATTCTTGGTGTTAGAAAAAGCAACATTAGCTGTCGCTAGATACTTCGTATTTGAACAAAATACAATATTCACGCGTACGAGATTAGTAGATACATTAAGACCGATATTCGAGAGAGCTAAGAATAACGAAGGTTTATATGACTACATGATTGTATGTGATGAAAGAAATAATACACCAGATACAATTGACAACAATGAACTAATTGTAGATATATACTTAAAGCCTGTTAAGACTGCAGAATTTATCTTGATCAGTTTCATTGCAACAAGAACTGGACAGGAGTTTTCAGAATTAATTTAATAAAAGGAGAGCATTATAATGGCATTAGAACCTAATTTTTTACCGCGTTCATTTTACGAACAAGCGTTAGAGCGAGATTTTTCTCGTGATTTTCAATTAAGAGTAATTGATATTGGAAATGGCTTTATAACAGAAGAAGATAATGTTTTTATTAAAACTACATCTCTTCCTAAGTATCAAATTCATAATCAACCCACAAATTTCATGGGTATGAAATTTAATATACCAGGAACTGCTGAATATGCAGGTAATGAAGCATGGACAGTGCAGTTTCGTTGCGATCTTACTTTTAATATTCGACATAAAATAGAGACATGGCAACATCAAATATTTACACAGTTTGATCAACCCGAACTAGAAATTGCGCCCGACGGACCAGGAGCCGGTATTTATAATGTCCCATCTATGGAACGAACGGCCACATTAGCATTACATGATAGATCTGGTAAGTTTTATAGACAATATTCATTAATTGGTGTATATCCTGTAAGTATTGGTGATATGAATTATGACCAAACCGGTAACGGGGCTATAGTTGACTTGCCGGTTACATTAGCTTATCAATGGTGGGAACTTGATTTTATTGATTGTCCTGAGGCAAGAATGGAACCAGATGTTGAAGATAATTGTTAATTAAACAAATGTTTAAAAGCGCCCCAGGGCGCTTTTTTTTGGCCCATAGCATAAATAATTATAAAGGATATTATATGATACAACGATCCCCACAATTTTTTTGGGAAGCCCTAAATATAGGAACACCATATACTCAGATGGCATTAAAACCGTTATGGTTTGTATCTTTTAGGTTACCTGATATTTTAAATATAGGAACAGGAGACGATGGAAGATTAGGCGCAGAAGTAGACATAGGTGAATATACAATTTTAAATGAAAAAAGAGCTTTATTGGGTGATTTAGATAATAACGGGGCGGCCTTTGGACCTACTGATGCTTGGGATGGAACTGAACCAGATCGTATAAATTATATACGCACAACTGATTCAAAGTGGATATATAACAACGGTAACATGTTTGTATCTGATGTAATAGTACCAGGTGATTCATATTTGGTCTCTAGAAAAAAAATAGACAATTATGGAAGAGGAGAAGTTGCAGGATTAATTGGTGGTGGACGAGGAGATTTTGAACCTCTTAGTATTAAATTTTTTGAAACCAATTCATCTTTTGTTGAAACAGTTATTCGTCCATGGCTTATTTATACTGCTCATAATGGGCTTAAAATACAAAGTGTAAAAACAAACATTTATGTAGTCTTACTTGGATTTAATATAAATGAAATAAATAATCCGACAGAATATTATATAAGAAAATCATATACATTTCACGGTGCGTTTCCACAAACCGTAGGAACGGAATCATATGATCACATAGATGGTTTAATGGTGCGCGATGTACAATTTGGCTATAATTGGTATAGTACTCAGGGTTGGTATGAAGGGGGAGAATAAAATAATTATGAGTATATATAAAACTGACATATATATTCCTTCGATAAACACAATACACCCTTTTAATGAAATTAATACTCTTCAACAAAAAGGTATATGTAAGGCCGCTTTAATATCACATGATATATATTGTACAGAATTTTTAAATTCATTGGTTGATGTTTTTTCTCAAAATAGCAATAAATTAATAGTTGACGAACTAAATATACATGATTTATTATTGATTGCCATAGGATTAAGAATAGAAAGTATAGGATTGGAAATACCTTTAACTATTACTTGTAGTAAATGTAATAAACAACATAAATACACTATAAAATTAAATGAGTTATATAGTAAAATTTGGAAAAAAAATAATTTTGATAAAAAAATAGAAGATAATAACTACATTATAGAAATGTCGGTTCCTAGCATAAAAAAAGAAATAGATATAATGTATAAATTAAAAACAATTGCATTTACAGATGAAGTAGATGCAATAAAAAAAACGTTTGTATTGAATATAGATAGATATATAACAAACATAAAGAATAAGTCTACCGGTAAATATATAGAATTAAATAATAAATATCAATTTTTTGATAATTTATCCATAGATCTTATAAGTCAAATGCTAAATTCAATACAACAACTACAAATGGAATACAAATTATTTGATTTTAAATGTAATATTGAAAATTGTACTAATACACTATGTAAGACTTTAAATTATGATTTAGATAAATTCTATTTTTTCTTAAAGTTGCTATTTAAAAGCAATGTAATAGAAATTTTAAAGGACGAATTTTATTTGCAAAAAATAGGAGTATCATTATCATATTCTGATCAATTAACACATCTTGAACGTCAAATAATATGGTCATTTTTCAATGAATTAGAGGCAAAAAAGAAAGATGTATTAAAAACAACAAATAATGTTGAAAAACAATCACGGCCAGGGATCCCAAATTATAATAGGCGGAGTATGTAAATATGGAAACCTTTAAAGATATTTTTAAAAATATAGATTCTAACGGGATATATACCCCCGAAGAACTACAGCATTTCTTTTTGGGCGTAAAAAATAAAGTATCAAATTTATTAAACAACTATGAACACATAAAAAATGTAGAAACACCGGAATTATTCTATAAGCAAGCGAATATTAATGATATTATAAATATAACTGAAAATTCAGATGAAAATATACTTTCTGTTTTGAACAATTTGAAAAACGTATTAATTGGACAAATTCAAGAAAAAAACAATATTAAAAAAGAAGATATTTTAAATGCAATTACTGAATTTTCCAATAAACAAAAAGCTTTTCAAAACATATATCATATTATAAACAATGTTAATGATGAAATTAAAAAAATAAAATGGCCAAATGAAAAGGAAAATATAAGTGATATATCAACTCAAATTATAAATAAATTTTTTGTTGATTTTATTGATAATTTACCCCAAATGTCTAAAAATAATAATTTTATAGATAATACCCAAATAGATGTAAATTTAAAAAATAATATTCCGATATTGGATAATGTGTTCGATACAACATCTGATATTAACATGACAGAACATGATACTGGTACAAAAATAAACGATAATACTTTATATAATAGAAATATTCAAAATGAAGAAACGGTTAACAAAAATATTCAAAATGAAGAAACGGTTAACAAAAATATTCAAAATGAAGAGACGGTTAACAAAAATGTTCAAAATGAAGAAACGGTTAACAAAAATGTTCAAAATGAAGAAACGGTTAACAAAAATGTTCAAAATGAAGAGACGGTTAACAAAAATGTTCAAAATGAAGAGACGGTTAACAACTCGAATATCAGCAAAAATATTATTAATAAATCGGCATCGCTTATTAATAAAACAGAGGGACTTTCAGATAATATTGAATCAAATTACTATAATGAAACAAGTTTACAACAAATTGTTACTGACATTTACAATATAATTACTCAAACATCACAAAATAATAATGATCAAGTATTATATAGAAATATTGGTGGTGATGTGCCTGGTATCGGAAATACAGATACTGTTCCAGCTATGCTAACTCCGGGTGAATATGTGATAAATAAGGAATCTACACAAAAATATAAACCCATATTAGAACAAATTAATAATGATACTTTACCAAAAAATATAATAATAAATAATTCATTAAATGATGTATCTAAATTTAAACATGGGGGCATGGTTAATGTTAATTCAGATCCTTCTAAAAATGATTTTTTTGAAAATATATTAAATACTATTCAAGGACATTCAATTGAAGAATCATTAAAACCATTGAACGGTATTCAGTCAATAATGAATAATGAAATAAAAAACGCATTTGACCAAACAAAAAATACAATAACACTTCAAAATATTGATAAGGGTATACAACAATCTTCACAACTCGGGCAAGGACAAACACAAAAGAATGTTCCTGTTCCTACACCTCAAAGTCCACCTGTTGGATCAGATAGTTCATATAATGGTATACGTGATCCAGCTTATTTGTGTAGAATACAGGCATGGGAAAGAATTACAGGTGGAGTATCAAAAATAAATACAATGTAAGGCGGGAAAAATATGGTAGAAAATATAGGTCAAGTTTATGATATAGTACACAATATAGACGGTCGATGGTGTGCAGCTGACGCTTATAGTACCACTTTAGAGGATGTGCCTCAAATAATAATGACAGAATATCAACAGCAAGGTAATGCTGTTGAACGCGCGGCTGTTTATTGGGCGGATTTTGATGAGAAACTAAAAGAAGATAATCCATATCAAAATCTGTATAAAGCAAATGAAACTGGTAATGTGTATTGCTTACCGTATTTAACAGATGAACACCATAGAGTAACCCAAAAATGGGCGCAAGGACAAGGACCAGGATTAGAAAATGAAATAATAAAACTTTCATTGGCTAAAGCAGGAGATTATACCGCATGGGCGGGTGTAGAACAACCAGAAAACTGGGCAGGGCAAAGTTGGGGTAATTTCACTTTTTCTTTTTATTTAATTAACACCTATGACCCAGAAATAGATATTTATAATAATTTTACATTTTTATACACCTTTTTGCGACAAAATATATTAGAAAGACCCAATGCGATTGTTTATGTACCCCCTTGTATATATGAAATAGTAATACCTGGCATTAAATATATTCCTGTTGGTGTTGTTAATGATTTGAAAATAACAAATGTAGGGGCAATGCATAATCATTTATTACCTGAATATGGGGTTAAATTTAATATACCAGATGCGTGGCGGCTGGATATTGGTATTCATGAAACTATTCTTGAAAGTCGTCGATTATTAGATACCGTTTTAGATGAATCATATAGTAAAGTTAGTGCAGTATTGAAATGAATAAACCATGAAACATAATGATATAAAAAATATAACAAAAAAATTATATACTGTAAATATGGAAAACATATTTAATGTATATATTGACAATGAATTATTAAGTGATAAATATTTTTATAATATGCTTAAAACTGTTATAATACCTTCTGATTTAAATAAAAAATTATACGAAGAATATACAGTTATAATGGGAGACACATGGCCTAAATTGGCATATAATTTTTTTGGACAAGTTGAGGCATGGTGGATAATTTGTATTACAAATAATATATATAATCCATTAAATTTTCCGGAGCCTGGTAGCATATTAAAGATATTAAATAGAAATGCGGCACGACAAATATTAACTGTAATTAATGAAAAATAATGGGATTTAAAACTACAACAAAATTTCAGAGGGATGCATTTGGTAATTTAACCAATAAATGTTGGGATGGACTTGGAGCCAATCCATTAGGAATTCCAAGATGTTCTAATGAGGGTGGTGAAGGGAACCAACAAATACCCCCACTTGGTAAAGAACAAATATCAACAGATCAAAATAAACTTGAAGGTAGACAAGAATGGGAATATAAAATTCAAATATTAGATATGGGACAAGGTTATGATAAATGGATTGATCCTGCTAATGTTCGAGAAATGTATTATGAAGAAGATTGTTTTACAGCATTTAATAGAGGATATATTGTTTTAGAAGAAAGATTTGAAGGATTACAACGTGAACCACAAGATTCTGAAATTCCTACGTGGACCTTTAGAAATGATGGTAGAGATGAAATTAGATTTGGATTAAAACCACTTACAAATGAAACAGATTTACCACCAGAAGTTTGGGAATTCGAAAACATATATGTAATATATGACAAAGAGGATTTGGGGGGTTCTGCAAAACATAAAGTTCGTAAATATTATTTTTGGGATAAAAATTATCAATTATTAAGAGAAAGAAAAATACAATGGAGTACTGCAACTGGAACAAGATTTATATCTCCCATACCTAAAGAGCCTACGACTCATGCGTCCGATTTAGAACGTTCAATGTATACGGGTGAAGCAATAGCCTCATTATTATATGATGCAGGATTTGGAGATTATATTGATTTTGAATATTGGGATTGGGGTGGAAGTCGGATTTTTTATACAACTAAAGCAAATGAATCTGTTTGGGAAGCAATTGAATATATTTTAAAAAAACATGTAGACAAAGAAAAATTTGACCAATGTAGATTTAGTAGAAATAGATGGACTCGCAAATATAAATTAGAACCGTATTGGAAAATATTTATGCTTGCGGGTAAAGGCGATCCAGGTATTTATCAAAAAGAACACATATTTTTTGAACAAACTGCCGATCTTAAATATAGTGTAACAAACATATTAGAATCAAATTATTCAGACGGGACCATAATTTCTCCATGGAAAGCACCATTAATTGAAGCAAATAGCCTTGACATAGATATAAAAGCCAATAAATGGGGATTTATAACAGACTACCAATTCATTGATATGGCTGGAATAGATAACTCCATCGCAATGGTTACTAAACCTGTACATACACATTGGCATAGAAATAATCAATTTATTATGAACGTTGAGACAAATGAAATTGAAAATATTCGAGAAGATTTTATAAAATCACAGCGTTTAGATTATATAAAGGGTAATTATCTTTTATATACATTGAACAAAACAAAAAAAGATCAAATAGCAATTGACCCTAGGTATGATTTATCAAGCAATTTGAATGTAATAGATGATTCAATAACACGATTAAACAGCGGAAGAAATGAAACAGCTTTTGCTAATTTATTTTTAAATCAAGCAATCGGTATAAAAATGTATGGTAGTACACATAGAATCGCCGGGATGTTTATTGGCATTGATAGAATTGGTTATTCTGATAATGATTTTGATTGGAAAATATGCGGACAATGGTACGTTGTTAGAGTTGCACATGAATTTGTTCACGATAAATATACTAATAAGTTAATAATGGTTAAATTACATGCATATGACGAATTTAAAACACCACCCAATGAGGATTTAATAACATGAGTTTACTATTTACAGCAATGTTTCCATTACCACCCGGTATACCAGAAGGAAAAGAGGGTAAAACTCTTAAATTCTTAAACCCCACTACTGATATACCTGATAAAATTATTGATAGGGGTATAGTAGATGCATCTATATTTGTTTTTCATCCAAATGAAAGTAAAAAATGGAATGATGAAATAATGGACCCATATAATTATATTAATATGGTTGATTCTATAGATCTTCAAGGTGCAAAGTGCTTTGTAAATTGGGAACACAGTATTTTATCACAAATACATAAAATACATAATGAGTTTTATATTGGTGGACTACCATATAGAACCATTTATTTAGAACGTTACAACTATGATACAGTTGAAGAAAAAATTATTGATAGCCCAATTACAATTGGTGGAAGAACACATAAAACGGATAAAATTGCTGTAACACCAGATCTTTTAATGGACATAGAAATAAAAGAAGTGGAGGATGTATTTGAAATATCTATGCCTGTAATTTCAAATCCTCTTACTGATGCAATAGTTAATGCTCAATTAGATACTGTTAAAATAGGTGCGCCTGCAAATGGTTATGCTAGACCGTGTACTCCTGTAGCAGGGGTAACAACAGCAAAATATCCACCAGAAACACGTAAATGGATACATCATTTGAGATATATACACCCCAAGATAGATGAAAAAATACAGAATTTGTTATTATTTAAACCAGTATCAGAACATATGGGTGAAAATGTTATAACATATAATTCTGATACTAATGCAGTAGATGTACATAATTGGAAACTTCCCACAACAACACAAAGTAATTTAATTACACCTTATTGTACTTTTGCATATCCAAATGCACATATATTGCGAGAAATTATTAGAGAAAGAATGATTTCTGAAGAACCCGATGAAATTAATATCTCATGGACTAAATTAAATTCATTAATGCATGATTGTATGGCATCGGAAATTGATTTAACAACTGAACCTGGAACAGGATTATGGTATATAGGAAATAGAGATCCGCGTGAATCACATGGATTATTATATGTAAATGATATATACCATCCATCGGATTATATAGATCCCATTAAAATGCCTGTTGCAGATGCTTTGTTTGCATATTTAGTTGATGCATGTCAGTTAGTTAATCATATGTATCAGCTTTATAATAATGTCAAATCTGATGGGCGTGAAACATTATATTCGGCAATTATGACGAAAAACGTTGTTCAACAATGGTCAATATATGAAAGAGCTGCACCAGAAAGTAGTAGCGATCCCGCCCCAATTGCCACAGACTTTGCTATGGGACGATGGGGTTACCGCGGTACTGAGGTGAATATATACGATTGGGATGTAAATATTGGTCTAGAAGTAGAAGGAACATATCCACGGAAAAAATTAAATTCTGGGCAATTTAATGCTGATTTATTGGGTAATAAAATAACTAATACTGTAACAAATTATATAGATGATAAACATTTAATACCAGAAACAGAATTAGTTAAACCCCCAATATTATAAAGTATATATTTATGAAAAAATATTTAGGAAATTATTTAGGAATAGTTATAATGAACACAGACCCTGAAAAAAGAGGGCGCTGTAAAATCTGGGTTCCACATGTTAGTGTGACTGTTTATGAAAATTGGAATAAGGATAAATTAGATAAAAATTTTATTTTTCCTGATAAAACAAATGCTGAGGATTTAGATAAGATTATTCCAGAATTAAAACGAATTTTACCTTGGGCTGAATGTGCGATACCACTATTTGGAGGAAATGCATCTGCTCGATATTTCGCATTAGACCGAAAAGGCACTTCATCTGATAGTAACTATTGGAAAGATGATTTTTATATTGAAGGAAAACGACCATCTGAAATCTTTAAAGATTCTTATCCTGATGCTTTTTCTGAAGTTAATAATGTAGGTAATAGATTTGTTAATCCACATTCGCATCAATATAAACCGAGCGCATATAGTAATTTAGCTAGGGGATTATTTACGATACCTAATGTTGGTGCTCATGTTTGGCTTTTCTTTCAAGATGGTGATCCTAAATATCCTGTATATTTTGCAAGCGCGGCGGGTGAAGAAGATTGGAAAAGAATATATACATTAAATCAAAATACGGGTGAAGAATTAGAAGACTTTGCATCTCCTGATTATCCACAGAGCTTTGAAAATGTCAATGTGGAAGATGGTGGTTTTTTAAATACTGATACAAAAACATTTAGATCTAAAACAGTATTTAATAGTAATAAGCATACTATTGAATTAATTGATACAGACCTTCGTGAAATAATGAAGTTTACTCATTATTCTGGATCCTTTTTAGAGTTTAATAATTATACTACATCGCAATTGGCAGTAGGCAACGATCAAAAATTGGTAATTGGTGATCAATTTTTAACAGTTAAAAAAAATCAAAGTATATTTGTTCAAGATCATGTAGACCAAATTATAGGTGGAGATCATTTTAGAACTATTGGTAGATTTGATAAAAATGTAGTAAAACAAATATATGATATACTAAAAGATATACATGATAGAAAAAGATTATTTGAAATTAAACGCACAGCTGCTGTTGCAGATGATAACGGAACATGTGGAAAAACATATGAAAATAAAACAGGTGTTTCGCCATTACAAACAAAGGCGGGTGGTCCAGCCCCCTGTCCAACTTGTTGTGCTGGAAAAATATATCGTATAGTATTTAATATAAAAGATAATCTTGTACCTCTTCTATGTTCTCCTAATATTATAGTTCCTGGAGTACACCTTATAGAGGATAAAACGGGTGCATGTGGAACTAAATGGGTGCTGCCATGCAAAACATGTTGTGGTACTGGATTGAGCCCTAGTACACAAGACGGTGGATGGGCTGCAGATGGGCTTAAACAGGGATTAGCTGGGTATATAGCTAGCAAACAACCTGAATTGTTTCCATTACAACGATTATTGGGTAATGGTGGCAACGAAATTGTAACTATACATGGTAACAAAACAGAAACAATTGGACAAATATTTAATGACTTTATAGGTTGGAGAAAGGACCCCGTTGGAAAAATTCGAGTAGCGGGCGTTGCGGTAGACCCTGAAGGTACATATGAATATATGAAGCCCGCGCCAATTGTTGAAAGTGTTGATGTCGACCATTTACCTGGTGGTGATTATCATGTAACAGCTAGTAACCAATATAGATTATTAGTTGGTGGTGGCGGTGTGCAAATTAAAACAATGGGAAATATAGATGTATATGGCGGTATAATTTCAATTGCAGGTGAACAGGTTAATGTAAGTTCTAAAGGTGAAGTATTAATTGATGGTAAACAAAGAACTGCATTATATGGCGAAAATATATCTCTTAACCCCACTGATTATGGCCAAGCGGTTGTAAATGGAAGTCTTGGGGTTACACGACAATTATTAGTTAATGGTGCCACTTATCATGAAGGCGAGGTTTATTTACACCATATTACTGCACCGCTAGAATATCAAACAACTGAATG